GAAAAAGACAGTCTTATCGGATTGATCTGACGGAAATTACGGCAGATCCGTTCATTCCAACCCAGAATACGGAAGTGTCGATGTCGGCTTACATAGTCGTCGATCGACCTCCCGCTGGGTTCGCCAATGCGAAAGCAGAAGCGGTAGTAAGTGCTCTGATCGAATCACTTACTAAAGAAACGAACGCAAACCTCAAAAAGTTTCTCAGCTCTCAGAGCTAAGAACTTTTTGCGATCTATTTCCGGCGGATTACACGCGTAATATAACTTGCGTGTGTAGCCCTTGCTATCAAGCTAAGGAATGCTACCCCCGATTAGGAGGAACATTGAAAAGCCTGATTGCACTCTGGAATATGGTAGCAAATGATTATGCTACCAGATGCTGCACCAGCGCCACCAAGGACGTTAATACTGTCCTTGATCGATCAAAACACGAGGGGTTTTCGTTTTTAACGATTACCCTACCTTCCTTTGGAAAGGACTTCCAAAAAAGTCTAGACCAAGGGATCGTGTGTCGCGACTCATTCCAGGGTTTTTCCTGGCGAGCAGGTCTCCCCCAATTTCTTGGAGGTTTCCTCGACAATGTGTTTGATCGGAGTACTGGTACGTTGCTGAATGATCCATGCGTGGATTCTGTTCTTGCTGTTCGTCAGTTAACTCTGATGTTCAACAAGATCCTTCTCCCTTGCAGTGATGCTCGGGTTAAGGATGCCATGCATGGTTATATTCAATGTGAGCAGGAAGTGAAAGAGAGTGATGCGATGCTATCTTCACGTGATCGTGAAGATTTTCTTCGCATTTCCTCTCTTTTGTTTAGCAAAACGTTTTCGGCTGTAGATAGAGATATCTACTACGGAGACGTTTTTCCTAAGCACGGTCCAGGTGCTACCGCGGACAAAATCCGTGGTAACGGCAAGTATAACTTGCGTACCTGGACTGATCGGCTGGAGGAGGTGTTCCATTGTTCGGACCACCTTTTTCCTTCTGTTTCGCATTATGCGGAGCAGATTTCCGATGTTCACTTCCTCGAACCCGGAGATGAGATTCCTGTTAAAGTGATCTCAGTACCTAAGACGATGAAGACTCCTCGGATCATCGCGGTTGAGCCGACCTGCATGCAATATATGCAGCAAGCTGTGCTTGACCGCCTTGTTCCTCGGATTGAGAAGGATGTGAATCTTTCTCAGTTTATCGGATTCTCTGACCAAACGCCTAACCAGCGTATGGCCAGAGAAGGTTCCGTTGAAAACGGAAACCTTGCCACCCTCGATTTGAGCGAGGCATCTGATAGAGTCTCCAATCAGCTCGTTCGATTGCTTGTATCTCGATTTCCCTCACTGAATAGGGCGATCGATGCTACTCGCAGTCGGCGGGCCGACGTTCCTGGCCATGGTGTTGTTCGCCTGGCCAAGTTTGCGTCTATGGGTTCAGCTCTCTGTTTTCCCTTTGAGGCGATGGTCTTTTTGACCATCATCTTCATTGGTATAGAGAGAGAGCTCAACGTACAGTTTTCCAAGGAATCAGAATTATTTGATTACCTTGGCTCGGTACGTGTCTACGGGGACGATATCATTGTTCCCGATGACATGGTGCATTCCGTTGTCGGGACCCTTTCGCTTTTTGGAGCGAAGGTTGGCCCCTCCAAGTCTTTCTGGACCGGTAGGTTCAGAGAGTCTTGTGGGAAGGAGTACTTTAACGGCTTTGACGTTTCAATCGTCAAGGTCCGGCGAGTGTTTCCTTCAACGCGGAAGCACGCCCCTGAGGTAATTTCATTAGTCGAACTCCGTAACCAGCTCTATCGAGCAGGTTGCTGGGGAACGGCCAAATGGTTAGATTCAAAGATCCGGAGAATACTTCCGTATTACCCGGCAGTCTCTGAATCATCCTCAGTGCTAGGTCGTTATTCCTTTCTTGGTTATGATCAAGAGAGAATTGACGAACATCTGCATTGCCCTATGGTTAAGGGTTATGTAGTGTCATCAGTTCTGCCCAAAGATCCTTTGGACGGTACTGGTGCTTTGCTTAAGTTTTTCCTTAAGCGCAGCGCTTTGCCAAGCGCTGACAGGAAACACTTAGAGCGTGCTGGACGCCCTCGTTCCGTCAGCATCAAGGCGAGGTGGGCGAAGCCCTATTAAGGGCTTCGTGGAGCAAATAGCTCTCAGAGAGGTCATAG